AAAAGCTCGAGGAATTAATGATGGGGTATAGGGAAAATCAGGCACAAGCCGCTAAGATGTTTGCTGAACGTAAGAAGGATATGATGGCTGTTAAGGCACCTGGTACCGATACGTATTTCAAAAGCGGTGACGAAAACTCGCAATTTTATACGAAACCAGACGAAGCCCCTGTCAGTCACCCCGGTGAAGTTTTGGACCGTCTCCAAAAAGAAAAACCTGACGCGAATATGGAAGATCTCGTTAAGGAAGCGGACGAGATTGTTGCTCGGGAAATGAAGGAACGACAAGAAAAACGTGAAGCCGACGCAAAGGAAGCGTTGGAAAAGGAGGCTAAAAAAAGGGGGTTTAATTCTGTGGAAGTCATGCAAAAGTTCGACGACGAAAAGGCTCGCGCTGATTTACAAGCTGCGGAAGAAGCAAAGAAAGCTCAAGTTGAACTTTCGGAACAGGCGCAGATTAAGGAAGACGATGGTAAAGATGGCGAAGAGGAAGTAACATCAAAAAATATGGAAAATGTAGACCCAGATGAAGCGTAAATTAATTTTGTTATTTAAATGTAAGTATGTTGAGTATTATATTGAACATAATCACCATTCTTATAGTGTTAGTATCCGTCGTTTTATTTTTCAGAGTGTATAGGGATCAAAAAAGTAAATCGGGAGGTGGTGTCGACAACGAAGAGGTTACACCTTCTAAAGTTGCCGAGGACATGGCTAAAGATCCACTCATAGTAAGTAGATCATATTTTACTGAACCGAAAACGGGTAATATAGGTACGTTTACGGGTCAACAAACTACATCTGAATACGATTGGATAAAAGGTAAACCTTTTATCCCGGTCTAAGTATTACGGGTTGCATGGTTTTACCCATGAAAAAACCTAACAAAAACGCTACAAAAATTATAATGTACCCCGTTTTATCTAAATTCGAAAATATATCGTTTTTTTCCTGGTATTGAGGTTGTGAGTTATAATAAACCTGTTGCTGAGCAGGGTGTGTATAATACTTATCGTCTACAATTTCATCGTCATGTTCATCGCGTTCGTCTATTAGATCATTACTTTTTTTATTTATGAATTCATCTGGGTTATATTCAATTGGTGTTCCAACTTCAGCTTCCATATATAAAAAAGGTATCTATTTTTTTAAGCTTGTTATTTACTCGCTATATTCTTCTTCCTCTTCTTCTTCTTCTTCTTCTGAGTAGTCTTCATCTTCGTCCGTATCGTCTACAACGAACCCTTTTAAATTACCATTATCATCCGCATCTTCGTCGTCCTCATCATATTCATCATCCTCATCATCTGAGCAAAAGTCTTCGTCATCTGTTTGTAAAACATCGTAATCGGAGTCGTATTCATCTTCCTTATAATCATCTTCCACTTCTTCGAATAATTCTAATCGTTGTGGTACTTTAGAAACTCTCCCCGAGCGTGTTTTTACAACAGAAACCATCGTATAATTATTAAATATACAATTCTTTTAAGTATTTTACTCACTTTCGTCCTGTAAAGTAGCATATAATTCGTCAAAATTTAGTTTTATATTACTAATAATGATATCTATATCTTCTAAAACACTAGTATCACCAGAAACTGAACTGAGTGCTATTTCATCTAGATTTGATATAGATCTATTCATTAATTTTTTAGATAAAATTGTATTCGATCTGTATTCGAGAGCCATTTTAATATTTTCTATGAATTCGGCGTGAATAGACGGGTTTAATCCTGAATATTTATATGTTTCACGTATGAGTTTACGAATTTCTATAACATTATTCTCTTTCGTTGACACTAGAGAAGATGCGAAGTATATAACAACGGCTAAAACAATTACTGCTAGCATTATATTCTATAATTTATCTACTATTTTTTTATCCAAATAATGTTTGCGGTTTTCGCAATTGCACACCTGTTCAATTTTATTTTTTATGATTTTGAACATGACATTACTTTTCTTACAATGTATACACGTGTAATTAGTTCGAGCTGAGTATTCTTTTATTTTTGTTTTGGACTTTGTCTTTTTCATTTCTATTCTGGAAACTTTAAAATCATCGTCTGTTTTTATCATATTTTTCATTATAAAAACTGTAAGTTGATCAGTTAGATTTAAATCGTATTGTTTTATTTCTTCTTCTTGTTTTTTCTTGGTGAATTTCATATTAGTCGGTGGTACATACTTTTTAACACCGCCTTCTTTATACAAACGATTTATAATATTAGGTGGTAATTGATGTCTTTTACCTGTAAAATCTTTACAAAATCCGTAATGTCTTATTATATCAGTTGTAGAAAAACACTTTTGTGCTATTGTTTCTCCTAATATATGAAACCATACATGATTAGAATTATGGTTACATTTTTTATTTTCGCAATAGAAAGAATTTGTTGAAACGAGGAAGTTACCATTACATTCAAACATTTTTGTAACACGTGAAGTTGTCTGTCCTTCGAGATTTCTATTTATAAATTTTTCGAGAAGTTGTAATACTTCTTGATCTTTAAATTCGTTTTTAATTTCATCCGAAAAAGAATTCTCTTTATCATTTTTATCGTAATTTATAACTGCCCCTTCTATTATAACAGGTGTTGTGCTTTGTGTACGTATGGTTGCCATTTTTAACACTTCGATATCACCTTCCCTAGGATTTTGTATTTCTTGAAGTACATGAAAAGAAGATTGTTCGTGACCACATTTAAAAATGAATAATGGTATGTATTCACCTTGTATTTCTTTCCCCGTATTGTTACACTCTTCACATCCTTTTCCCAAACATTTTTCGTGTTTACCTTTTTTATGTGAGTAAGGCATTCTAAAACCACTACCTTGTGCTTTTGTATCCGAACTTCCATACACGGCTAAATCAACTATATCTGACCATTCTTTACTTCCATCATAAATGAAAAGTGCGTTTATGACGTGTTCTCTGAGTGCTATTGCCGATGATTTATTTACTACAAAATCTGGCCAATTTATATGAACACCTGATTTTATTAGATCCTTACACGCGGGTTTTGGTTCGGCCACTGATATTAAAGCATTACCACCACCATGACTTTTAACTATACCACATATTAATTGACATATATCGAATATTTCACGTATTTCTAATTCTTCTTTCGCTTTGTGATCGATATCGATAAAAAAATTATAATTTTCGGTCTTTTGTTCGACTACGAATATTTTTTCGTCCGCTTTATACGCTTCTATACATTTTTCATAAAAAAAATTCAATCTATCAAATGGCACGGAAAGAACACCGCCGTCCATGAGCACATGTGATACATTGGAGTTGTTTAAGAACCCCTGTTCCTTACACCATTGTTTAAACATGATGTATACTTATAATTCATTAGTTTTATTTTTTTATATTCGTTCATTCATCGCTATCGTAGTGATGTCGCCATATTGTTTTTCTATACGAAATTTCTGGATACTGTTCCTGTTCTGATAAAGTTTTTTTAAGTACCAAAAGTTCATAAACTTTATCGTTTTGATGAACTTCTAAATACCTGTTTGCTTTACTTTCGGTATATCCATGATGTTCAATTAGTATATCTTTTATTTGCGACAAAATATAGGCTTTAGACTTCATTATTTAATAGAGAAGGTTTTTCTATTAAGAGAAGTTACACACGTATAAAATTCGGGGTTATTGAGAACATTTTTGACGATCCTATCCCACTGTTTTTTTGTATTGAATTCTGTTAAGGTTTCAAAATTCATAAAATCATTTTCATCAAACGTTCTTTTAATTGGTAATTTTTGTATTTTTTTTAAATTTGTTTTTTGTTTTTCATCGTTAAACTTCTTAATGAGTTCGTTTTGTTCCTGTTGTGTATAATTTACGAAAAATATGAACACGTTATATTCTAATTCTACTCCTGGACTTTCCTTTACTGTAAACTTGAAAGTAGTATACTCACCTTTTTTGAGACTTATGACTCCTCTCGTTTCCTCTTCTAATTCTCGTAAGGCACATCGTATTGGATTGGGTATTTCTCTTCTTCTACACCCGCCAGTGACGAAAATCCAATCTTTGAATCTTCTATCTCTAACGGTAAGAAACTTCGGTTTAGAACCTGTAAAGGTTACAGGTATTGCAATAGCCTTGTATTTCTTCATTGCGCATTTGCAAGTTATAATTGAGCGAGATGATTATTCTGAAGAATCCTCTTCGCTTTCTTGATTTTCTTCATTTTCCATGTTCACTTGGGTTTCGTTTGTGACGTCATTTTCGTCATTTTTTGGCATTATATTGGAAATTTGTATTGGCCTGACTTTTGATAAAAATGAAGCCATTTTTCCATTCATACCCTTAACATCTTCCATCTCTTCCTTGGTCGTTTTGAGTTCCTTGTACATATAAATTGAAACAGCTATGCACATTATAACGGCAACTATCATTGCGGTATCTTTATCGAACGTAAACATTGTATATTAAATTTAGTAATTATGTTTTTAAGTTCGTATAATCGCGCCCATGTGTACACCGTTTTCCTTTGGGCAGTCATACCCCATTTGAGCAAATTGAATCTCCTGGTAATGTCCCTCTTTACACTCCGCATTTTGAGCGGGTTCTTGTTGTTTAGAGTCGACGAGATGATTCAAAGTTCCGGATTTAGGATCGTATGTAATAATAAAAATGAAAGCTAGTAAAAAAACTAATTGCCAGA